ATCAAGTTGTGCGACTTGCGACAATGAACTTGCCGCAGCGGCAGCCGCCGACTTGCCTTGATCTATGGGTTGAACAGCCTGTGTCGCCGAGTTCTTCAACCCCTGAAAAATCCGCTGTATCTCTTGGGCTTCCGTGGCCTTAGCTTTGACATCAGGCAGTGTTTCTTGTAATTGCATCGCCTTCGTGGCAGCGTCCGCTTGAGCGCCTGCGTCCTGCATAAACTGGTCGTACTGCTTTTTCAACGCATCTGGTGGTTTAACTGCATCTAAGTATTTATCATACGATTCCTTTAATTGAAGAAAATCTTTTTCAGTGACCTTTTCCGGCGCAATCTTCGTGAAGGCTTGTGCTGCCTTCGTAAACGTCTGTGATTGTTCCGTGAGTCTGTTGGCCATCCGTAGGTTACTTGTTTTCCAATCCCGATCAAACAGGTTCGCAATTGGTGGGTGCTCTCCAATCTCTTGGATTTTCTTTCCTGCCTCAGCAAGACTTAATTTTGCATTTTCATTTGTTTGGTTTAGCGTCTTATTGTAGTCTGCAATCTGACCGATCAATTTTTCGTAGCCAGATATGGCTTCCATGCCGCTCGCCACTTCACGACTATAGATACCATAACGTTGTTCTGCCGGAAGTCCCGCAAGTTCCTTCTGTAACCGCTCTGGCAACTGCGCCTCTGCGGTCTTAATTGCAATCGTGATCGGGCCGACACCCATCTCAATCTGGTCGTGTAACGCTTTAATCGCTGCCGGTAGTGCTTGCAATTCTCGTATCTGTGTCTTCGAGACGCCACCTTCCATTGCCAACTGCACACGTTGTTGCAACTTGTCAACCGAAAGCATTTGAGAGATGTCAGTCGGAGGAGCCAATTTCAACAGGCGCGAAAGATTTTCTTGCAATCGTTCACGCTGTTGTTGCAACTTCAGCGGGTCTTTCGGACCATCTTTGTCAAAAGATTGAAGATCAGACAAAATCTGTTTCATCAAAACACGGCTCTCATCGAGGTTCTTCTGCTGCTGCGCCGCTTCACGTGCCGTCTTCATAGAGGCTTGTGCCATAATAGCCGAGAGTTCTTTTTGCGCCCCATTCTTTTGCAACATGATCGAAAGAATGTTCCGCTCTGCGTCCTCTTGGAGACGTGTATCACCAGTAGCCTGCGCCTGTTGTGCCGCCTCCTGCGCGAAAGCGTCCGCACGCTGTTGAATAGCTTGTGCCGCCGCGACATCCTCTGGCGTTCTTGCTTCACGCATCTTCGCAACAGCCTCAGCCGTCAACTGCCGAGAACGACCCTGTGCCGCTATCGTTTTTTCATAGGCGTCTTTGTTTCGTTGTTGGAACGTGAAAACAGCATCAGCATACGCCGCTTCTCCATTGACCTGTTCCTCGCGCGCATGGCGCGATGCGTCCGCCTGCGCTTTAGCGGCATTTCGATAAGCCGAGACAACCCGTTCCTGCGACTCAATCAGCGAAGACATCGTTTCGCGTGCGTCGTCTATTAGAACCTTGTTGTCTTCTTTTAGTTTGTCAAGGAGGTCAAAGTGCCTCTTACGAATCTTCGACATCCCATTTTCCCATTCCTTCAACTCATCGCGTTGCTGCTTCTTCAAGTCATCAATACGCTTCTGACGATTTGTAGCATCTTCTCGAAGTTCATCAATCAGTGCTTGCCGACGTGCTTGCGCTTTATTTCTAATTCCCGCGATTTCCATTGCGTTCAAATATGTGGACGCGCCCGCAAAAGTCATTGCTGCCACTGTAACGGCACCTAATGCGATCACCAGCGGGCCGAGTCCAGCAGTCGCAGCCATTGCGGCGATAGCCAAAGCGCCTAACACTGGAATCAATATCATTGCCGCCGAAGCAAGCCCTTGGATCGCAGCCGACATTCGATCAGCGCCACCAATCCACTGCATCATATTTCCAAGAGTCTCAACAATCATGTTGCCAAAGTCACGTGTCAGTGTGACTCGGAGAGAGTTGATGTTCGATGTCAACTTTTCAGCGGGCATCTTCGTGAATTGTTCATATATCTGGTCTAACGTATCGGCCGTTGTCTTTGCCATGACCTCCTGGGCTGCTTTATACTTCTCAGCCTCATCGCGGCCCAAACTCAAAACAGCCGTCATGGCGCGAATGTTTCGTACATTCTCACCGATCTCACCGGCCATGCCGTGGGACGCCTTCGTGATTCCTTCAAAGGAACCAATAAGACCCTTAGCAGCGATCATCTGTTCTGGGTCCGTGAAACCCATACTTCGCATCGTCTTCTTCATTTCTTCCGAAGGTTTGATGATCGCAACCATTGCCTGCCGCAAACCGGTTGCTGCTTTATGAGCGTCAAGACCACCAATCGTCATCGACACGTAGGCAGAGTTGACTTCATCCAAGGAGACCTTCAATTGGGCGGCAATTGGGATCACTTGGCCTATCGTGTCGGACAATTCCTTTCCACGAACGCGCCCCAACTCAATCGTTCGGAAGAATTTCGCAGCCACGGTCGCTGCTTGATCCGAAGACATGCCATACGCATTGAGAGTTCCAGTCAACAACTCGACGGAGCTACCTAAATCCATAACAGCGACGCGCGACAACTTCATCGCTGCCTGCATGATATTGTTGCGTTCCGTCACAGTGGTAAACTGATCGGAAATCGTCTCATACAAACCCTCGGCCACTTGCGGCAGAGGAATGTTGAACTTTTTCGAGGCTTCGGCAACTTCATCCGAAAGTGATTGGAAAGATGCCGTTACCGGGGCGATAGTTGAAATCTCGGCAATCTGTCGTTGAAAATCAATCGCGGATTCGGTTGCGTCAGAAAGAGCCTGCCGCACCTGCGAAAGAGCACGCACAATCATCTGTGTGACGACAATACGACCAAGCATCGAAAGCGAGATAGAGAAATTCTTCGCCGCATTGTTTGCCCGGTTGAGTGCTTCTTCACCCTTCATCCCGGTCATACGGAGTTGGTCGCCGACGACAGAAACTTTTCCACCGTATTGACTTGTCAGTGCAATGGCACTTTGTATGCGGGACAATGTTTCAGGCGTTGCCACGGACGCAGAAGCAGCCGAAGTCGCGGTCGCAGCGCCGCCCACGGTTGGAAGTGTCATCTTGGATGCCAACGTAGCCATCTCCCGCATCGTGGCTAGGGCCGTCTGTGCAGTCGAGTTCCACGACTGCATAGCGCCCGCGTGCGCGGAGAAAGACGAGGCCGACGATTGAAGTTGACTATCCAACTTCTGAAGCGCAGACAGCGCATCTTGTACGTCGAATCCAAGTTTATTGACAATTTCGTCAGCCATGCGTCACCATACGACTATGTGCTACCACGTACTACCGTCTACGACTATGTGCTACTTGACAACTTGTTTACGAATGAATGGGGCTACTTTTGGTAGACTCGCCATCTTCGTTGCGTGAAGAAAAGCTGCTCTCGCCTTCACTTGAAACTCATAGGGACCTGGATTCGTGAGATGAAAACCCCAGTCATTGGCGTTGTAATACTCATTCACGAGGAGCCACGGGAGCGTTGTTCCATACGTAAACACGTACAGTCCCCTCTCCATCTCACTAGGGTCGAGTCCTTCCCCCGTGCTCATTGCAAGTCCCGTACCTGCCCTGTTAAATGGTGCCGACCCTCCACTCGTCGCAACAGTATGGTCAATCAATTGACCCACTTTTACAAACGTGGCACGTGAAGCACCGCTCCACAATGGAACCTCGACAGTCGTGACCATCAACCATGCTTCAAGTCCCTGTGCTACAATCTCCCGCATCTGTTTGTCGAGTGCTTTTTTATACGCATCGAAGTCCAGTTTAGGGCAAAAGTATTTGAACGTGAATTTCACAGTTGGAGTCCTTAATGCGACTTGGGCAGTGGCGGTGGTGTTGCGCCAGTTGGATTTGCTCCGGCTAACTTCATCTGCCACTCCTCATCGTCGTGAATACCAGTCTGATAGCAAGCAACCATCAAAGCCTGCGTGTCCGTGCCGCAATCCTCCCAGTGTTCTTTGACACCGGGAGGATATACGCCAAAATAACGACAGGCTTGCCAGATTACGTACTCGCCTGTTCGGAAACTTGGCCAGAGGTGTCTACTGGCATTTTCCCCTGACCAGCAAGAAAAACCTCGCGGGCTTTCCGCAGTTTCGCTTCATCAAGAGCGTTGGCTTCCATCACCAGAGCAAGCACTCGGTTGACTTCGATGTCACTCAAATTGCTATCACGCAGGTCCTTTTCCCAATTCTGCCATGTCTTGGGATTATTCGGATCGACGGTATCCCATTCGATCCCACTCGGAACTAGCGAATGAATGACCATGTAACCGAGACGTTTCTTAGCCCACTCGCCAAGAACTTGCTGGTACGTCGGGTCATTGTCCATCGGCACGAAACCGTCTCGGGTTTGTTTTCCCGGCGGTTTGGGTTGAGGGCACAAGGCGTTAAACGCTTCCATGTCAGGCAAGCCACGTGCCACAAAAACGATGTTCTGATCCTCGCCACGAGGTAGAACCAAAGTAACTTCGGTTGACAAAGTTTTCGGATCAATTCCACCAATTCTCATTGTTCATCCCCCTCAAGAGTGAAAGACACCGATGCCAGGACTCCATCCTGGCATCGGCTTGAAAAGTAACACTACTACTCGCGTGTCACTGTTGGTTCGACAACATTGCACTTACCAGTAAGTGCGATGGTTGCTTCCTTGAAATTAATTTCCTTGGTCTCAGCACGGAAGTCTGGGAACAAAGTAATCTCAGTCTGTGACGTTCCGCAAGGCGGATTATGCTCGACCTCCACGTCGATAGCATACGGTTCGCACTGGTCAGACGAGGAACTAACCCATTCCGCAGCCTCACCGATGCCCTTGAGCGCGTCCATCGGGCTAATCGTTTCCGATGTGCCCGTCGTGATATGCTCATAGGTGCATTCCAACTTGACATCCAGTGGGACTTCATTGCCTTCACGCACGGTATCAAGATCACCACGGTCGAGCATATACTCGTAGGTGCGGTGTTCGGTGTAGGTAAGATTACCGTCACCAATCTTGATTTCGAGAATCTGAGGCATAAAAGTCACAACACCGTCCTCAGCATACGTGCCAGCACCAAGCGCGGGCGTAAAGACCACGTTGGTTGTTGGACTTGTCGATACTGGTGTCCGAGCCGTCACTGTGTGAATCGTAGTAGAAGCTGTCTCACCAGCAACGGTGAAACGATCAGGGTCGGCCGTATTCAAAACGATTGAGTCAACGTCCATATCAACATCGGTCGCAACTGGCGGAGTCGCTGTCAAAGCAGCCACGCCACTCAGACCGTCCTTGAACCGGATCGTGCAATCGCGTAGTTCAATTCTTGCCATGTTTATGTTCTCCTTGTTAGGGGTTGTTAAGTATTATTCTGCAACTCCATTTCATACCAACAGTCAACCATTGACTGCCGTAACCCTTCTGTCGGGCTAATCTGACCAAAGTGCATCACACGGACTGCATCATTTGATCCATTCAACGCCGACAAGCATCCGAGCAAGGTTCCATCATCCTCCGGTAAGTTTCCATACCGATACGTTGCGATAGCTCCGTCCAACGCTTCCT